GAATGTGTTCTTTGAGTTACCGTCAGGTAAGAAGCGCAGGTTTGCACTTGATCCTTCGGGCATGTTCCAGTGTGGGTAAATTGCGTTGTCGCCGCCTTGGGATTGACCGCCTTTGTTCGACTCAGCGGCTGCGAGTCGTGCGCGGATTTCTGCTAATGAGGCCATAAAGTTTTCTCCTATAAATGCCTAAGTGTGCCTAATATGTCTTGCGACATGATGCCTATACACGTCAATAAAAAGCGCATACACATGGAGTATATGCGCTTTCTGCCTCTGTGTCAAATTTATTTATCTCAGATCTTGCCTATTAACTGTTTTAATCTTGCCAAATCCTCTCCGGATTCACGCAGGGAGGATTCATACATTCCACATTCTGCTAGACCATGCGTTGGACATTCTTCACCTTCGGCGGTCATATTGCATTCACCATCTTCAAAGGTTGCCAGATTATCGGCTTCAGAAGTGGGCTCAGGTTGTGGTGCTTGTGGTGCTTGTTGTGGTTGCTGGTCAGACCGTGTGAGCTGTGCCATGACTTTGGCCACACCTATGTCTGCCTTTAGTTCTTCTAGGCGTGCCAAGATAATGGGTTTGGCATCGGCTTCGGCATCTACATTGGCTAGATCATCTAATTGATCAAACAGTTCGTCGTCGCCTATGATATCATAGAGCTGTGCAGTTATGTCTTCGGCGTCGGCACCAACTGGCAGTGTGGGTTGATTTAATAAGTCAACTAGAGTTTGTTGTGCTTCGGGAGTGTCCGGCAATGCCCAAGTTCCTTCAATGACTTTTTGCATGTGGTCTGCAAATTCTTGTGTTTCTTTCATGGCATCTGTCCTTTGTAATCTTGCCAACATAGGCAAGGCCTGCTCAATTCTTGTATCCAGAGTCTGTTCAATAAACAACTGTTTGAGTTCTTCAACCAGAGTATCTTCTTCACGAAGATCCAAGGGCTGCCAAGATTCAAAGTATGAGTTGTAACCACGGTGTGTTGAGAGGCCTTTGATTGTTTTACGTAGACTTTCAAAGTAAGTGTTGCTGCGCTCAACTAAATCGTTGGCATGCCCTTCGAACACACGACCATGGTGTGCTTTTCTAAAACGATTTAACACAGCAAGTTCTTCCACAATTGAACTGATGTGTGTGCCACGTGGATCATAAGGGCGTCCGGCATTGCGAACATGCTCAAGCATGGCACGACCGCCTGCTAGATTACGGAACGGCAGTTTAAAACGTTCACCATCGGTGGTTTCAATATACAGGGATTCAACATAGCGGAATCTTGCATCACCTTCGGCAAGATCACGATTGTGTTTGATCATCAGTCTAGCTTCGGTAGGCGCACCTGCATAACTGACTTTGCGGTTACCATAGTAACTTTCTAGGATGCTTTCTTTCACTGCACTCATTGAGCGCAATGCATGCTTGAGTTTAGAGATGTTGCCTGGGGAAAAATTTAACCAATTTCTCGTGGCAAAGTTTTTCAATTGCTCCATGAACGCATACCACTCATCTTTGTCCTCGGGATCCATGCCACGCCCAAGATTATCGCCGTAGTATAAGTTAAGAGTGCCCTTGGCATCAATAAAGATTTCAGCAGTTCCGTAATTTTTGCCTGAGTTTGCGACCCAGTCAAAAACGAATAGATCGCCTTCGCCAATATTTGTTTCCCCGGTGTCAGAATCAACAGGAGGATTACCAGTTTTAGTGTCATACGTCTCTACTTCAAAATCTCTTGAAGCAAGTAAATCATATAGTCTGCTAGCGGGGGTTTCGGTGGACATAGTGTTGTATTTATCGACCCAAGGATATAAAGGGCATAGGTTCAATGATGGTATCGCCGTGATCGCGAATTTGAGCATCAAGCTCGGTGTGATAGCTCTGTAATTGCTGCAGCATGCGCACTGTGAGTATAGTGGCCATGACTAAGTCATCAGTTTCTCCCATTTTGGCCTTGTAACTTGGGCCGTTGGCTACAAAGGTTTTTAATTCTGACACCAAATTCCGACTGTTGATTTTCATACGCCCAGATTCCACTAGATTCTTGAGTTTGGCGCAGGCTGCTAGTTTGGTTTTGTTTGAGGTATTGAACCCTTTGCGCATTTTACGAGATCCTGCACTGCTGTTATCACTCAAAAAGTATCCCTTGATACGCTCTTCTCCCCACTCAGCAATGCTGATCAATGCTGCCTCGCCAATGGCATTGTTCTCAACACTGTAGTAGATGCTTTGTTCGCTTTTGACTACATCGTGAATAATGTCAATTATGTCGGCCATGATACGTATCTGTGTTGGAATGTCTGTTTGATTGTGGCGCCACTCGGCAACTTGATCGGTGGTATTGGCTTCAAATACTTGGATAGCAGCAGGATCGCCCCCGGTACCTACACTGGGGTCTAAGGCCACAACGTAGATATTATTGGGGTTGATCTCTTTGTACCAACGCACTTGTCCAGTTTTACGCATGGGTTCACGCCCTTCTAGATCCAGCAATTTAATAGCAGAGATCAAGGTTTCATCATCAATGACGAATTCGCATTCCATCTCCCGGCGGAAGCGTTCTTCACCAAGTGCTGCACGTTGTTGTGAGGCCCACTTTTCATCTCTGTCAGGATGCTCTTGCCACTTTGCTCTAAATGCCTTGAATCCGTTGATGCCTATGTCAGTGGGGTTGCCATATTCATCTTCACACTTGTTGGCACCTTTCCACAGAAAGGCAAATTGATCTTCGTCTGAGTTGGGGGTTGATGTGATAATTGCTTTACCACCAGTGGCCAAGGTGGGGCTGATAGAAGTCCAGAACTCTTTGGCTATTGTGGGACGTACAAAAGCAAATTCGTCAGCGTACAGTAAGGATATACTCATACCACGACCAGTGTTTTCTGTTGTGGTCTGCGATGCAATACGAGATCCGTTGTCAAAATCAATAGATCCTTTGTTATAACTCACTACCCCGGCTCTGATATGATCTGGGCAAGACTCATATCCATAGCGAATACGCTGCATGATTTCCTGTGCGCCTAGATACTTGTGTGCTGCTACTAGAATAGTTGAATCAGGAATAAACATTGCATACCACAACAAATAACCCGCAGCCACGGTACTTTTACCAGTTTGTCTGGGCATCAGCGATATTGAAAAACGGTTATTGTGGTACGTGTCAATCAGTCTGAGTTGATACTCAAACGGGTGTAACAACATCCTACCACGAGTGGGATGCTGTATGTAAAAGAAGTTGTCTAGGAAGTAAGTTGGTCCAGTTACCGGATCAGCGCACCGCATGAATTCTTCAATCTGTTGCTCACTGAAGATTGTGGGCGTATGCGCTTTTTTGACCAGTGCTGATTCTAATGTGCTCATACCATTATTTACTAATGGGCAGTTCACCAGTTAGATAAGGCAAACTGAACCAGAGTTGAAACCATTCAGGGGTGCCGGGTTGAATATTGTGTTTGCGTTGTAATTCAGCTTTTTCAGTGCCAGTTATACTGATATTGGATCCTTCGGGCGTATATGCTGACATGCGAGCGTTGTTGGCAAATGATCTAACACCTGATAATTCAATCAGACGTTCTAGAGTCATTGGCACCAACTTGTTTTGGCTTCGCCGTAGTATTCTCTGGCATAGCCATTGGCAATCAACATGCCACGCAGGCTTTGTCCGTTGAGTATGACATCGCCCAGCACTCGGCCACCATATTTGTCCCAGTCCATGATCACAATTTGGCGCTGAGTGGCTTGTGCAACGGCTGCTTTGGTAAATGCTGACGCTGCTTCACCGCGTTGTGCTTCACTAGCACAGGCAGCACGATGTCCTTTTTCAGGAGTATCCACCCCAAACACTCTAATGCTGAGTTCTTTTTTTAGTGGATCTGGCAAGAACGGTGCGTGAAATGCCACGGTGTCGCCGTCTATAACTCTGGTGATCTGTGCGTCATAGATCACTCCGGGTTTTTGTTTGGGTTGGGCCATGGCCAGCACAGGCACGACGAGTAAGAGTAGGAAAAGTTTTTTCATTTGGTGTTTAATTATGCATGTGATGTTGTCGTATAGTGGAGGTGGGTTGGCCATTATCTTGGATATCCTTTAAACGCCCTGACAGGGCTTTGTGTCAACACCGATGCAGGTTCCAGACTGTTTGGCGAGCTGATTTGTACTTTTTTAGCAGGCAAGCCGGCCATTTTTAGAGCCTGATCAATCATTGGTTCAACCGTGGCATCAAATCCAGCAACCACTGCTTCTTCTCCAAACGCGGCACGTGCCGACCAGTCTGGCATGTGGGGGATTGGGTCATCGCCAGCGTCACTTCTAGCACGGGCTACGGCCACGCCCAACCGATATATCAGATATGGATCGCTGGATTGTACCCCAGGCAATACAAACACATGATTCATGGGGTCTGCTTGCTCAGGGGGCAAAGTTGCTTGTTCTGTGATAAATTCACGTGCTCTCATCTGGCGTAACCCCGGAACGCTTTGACAGGGCTTATTTTGTTTGTTGTTTCTAGTTCCATGCTGCGCAGATCACCTCGGTTGAGATCTTTGTAGGCTGCACCCACTGCTTGATAGGCTTTATTCAGAATGTCTTGTTCTTGTTGGGTGTAAGGATGTGCAGTTCGATCATTGCCGGCCCAACTTTGACTGTCAATGTCCGGAACAAATGTTCCATCAGTTGCGGCTGCAGCCATCATCACACGATTTAATGTGTAGTCGCTGTCAGTTCTTGTTCTATCCCAAAAAGTGTTTAATCCCCGGCTAGACTGTTTTTGTCTTGCAGTGGGACGTACATGGTTTTCGGCTATGAATTCATGCGCTCGCATCACAGTGCCTGTATGGAATTTGATCCTGAACTTGCTGTGCCTACTTCTGATGCGGTGGCATTGCCACTGATGATGGTAAGGAAGTTGCCCACACCAACAAATGCTGTGAACATGGTATTAGCCGGCACCACAACTGCGTTGCTGTAGATAGTGTCAGAGGTAACACCGCCATTGGCTAAATTTGCGATGTTGACTTGATAGGTCACTGAGTTAGTACCGGTATCAATTCTAACTTTGTCGGTGTACCATGCTACATTGGTTAAAGCACCTGAATAAACATTGGCTTGACTGGACATTCTTTTTCCTTTTTATATTACCAAGCTCGGCAACTCCAGTAGCGAGCACTTGTGCGCGGCCCTGGATTGGCACAATTGTGCCTTGCTCTAAAACTTTTGCGACGCTTGGGATTAGATTTTTTAATCTTCATGTTGGGATCGCCAAAGTTAACTTTAACCACATTGCCTTTTGCGTTCTTAACGTATACTTTTGATTTTTTTACGTCACCAGCCATGGGCTTACCAAGTGACACTTCTCGTCCTTGATATTTGGCTTCACCAACTTCTTCTTCAGTGTCATAGTCATACTGATTCATCTCAGTACCATCAATGTCAATCATCTTTTCGCCAAGCAGGCCATAGTTTTCTAATATGGCCATCATTTGATCGTCAGCGAACAATGTCACGCTGTCTGCATCTTCGGCTATGACATAAGTCTCCACCAATTGTTCTTCACGAATGTTGATGGCAAACGTATCACCTACCACAGGATTCTCTGCGGCATAGGCTGTTTCTGCTAGATAATCGCGGAAAGATTTCATATTAGCTCTTGTATGCACGCCACTGATTAGTCAAAGCAAAGATACTTTCTTCAACTTTCTTTTCTTCGTCCTTGTCTTTGACAGCTTTTTTCATTGGCTCTTCTTTGTCGCCATCTTTGTCCATATCAAGAAAGTCAGGTTTGGCAGCTTCTTTAAGACCAGCTATTTCACGGATACGAGTTAGTTCTTCGCTCTCTGGAGTGTGCTGACGACGTGCATCTCTGCCGATAACTGGTGCAGTGGTTTGCCCTGTTTCTTTGGGCTTGTTTAATCCACCTGCATATTGTAGCGCATCATTGTTGTACTCTTTGTTAGTGGGCCAGTCTGGTGCGTTTTCATCTACATGATCACATCCGCATGGTGATTGCCCACAGCTATCGCAACTGCCTCCTGCGTCGCCTGAACCAATGCCAGCCATCTTCAACAATGATGCCAGTTTCATTGCATCTTCGTCACTGGCTGTGACAGTGATAGTTTGACCGCCTTCAGTTGACGTACTCATGTTGATGCTCATGCTTTCAGCAATGATAGATTCAACTTTGCGGTCAATACTATCATAGATACCTTTGCCAAATGACATACCACCTTTGCTGTTACCTGAGCTGGATGCTGCAGCAACTGAACCTGATGTAGTGGTTTCTTCCACTGATTCTTCTTTTTTCTTCTTGGCTTTTTCTGGCAGGCCTTTGTGCTTGGTTTTAGCAAAATCTTCAACATCACCTTTTTTCATGGTCTTGGCAACTTTCTTTAGCTCTTTGCCAGCACCTGAAATCTTTTCACCTTTTTGCATAGCACGTGCCATGCCCATAAAACGCTGTTGTTTTTTACTCACAGCTTTTTCTGCCACTGGTTCTTGATCATCACTGTCGTGCTTTTCTTGATCCATGTAGTCACGTGAAGCGTTGATATAATCAACTGCCTTGGTAATCTTGCTTTGCACCCACTCAGGCAGATTGTCGTTGTCTTGCAGCATTGATGACAATGACTCAGCAGCCTGCACCAATGTATGCAATTGATCTTTGGCCATGTCGCCTTCTTGATCGTATTCACCTTGGTCAGCCATGTCAACGTTGTTTTCTTTGACTTTGTCTTTTTTAAATCCAGCTTGACCATGTGCAGTACGATCTGTTTTACGGCTCTTGGCAGTCACACGTTCTTGACGCGGAGCATCGTCAGAGTATTTTTTAGGACGTCCGGCGCTGCGCTTTTCACCTGAGGATGATTTATCATCATCGGCCTCAACGTCATGTTCATAGTCACGTGTGTGACGCAGGCCTGCGGCAGTTTTAGTAACCGTGCCTTTGGTTGTTTTACCTTCTTTGTCACGCAGACGCTTTTCAGCATCAGCGACTGTAGGGAAGTCTTCGTCAGTTGTTTGTTTGCGCTTGATGCCCAGGGCCTTGTCTGAAGGACCTTTCATACGGTCAACGGCATGACCTTTGTCTGGTGCTGATCCACCGTACACGTCTGCGCCTGCACTGTGTTTGGTAACGCCTTTGGCACCGGATACTTTGCCACCTTTGTGAGTGCTGATTGCTTTTTTAATTGCATCAGCAGCTACATCGCCCAGCATTTCATCAACTTCTTGTTTGGCACCAGCAATCTTGTCGGCAAAAGTAATTTTATCTTTGGGTGGTGCCAACGCTGCAAATTTTTGTGATCTAGCAGGCGACATTTTTTCTTTAAGTGGTAGTTCTTTACCACCCACACGGATCTTTTCACCTTTTTGCACGCCGTCTCGTTTGGCATCAACAACGGCTTTGCTAAATGCATTGCCTTCGTCGGTCATCATGCCTTCGTCATACTTGTCGTACTTGTTGCGAATGTTCTTCATGGTTTTGTCGCTGGCATGATCACGGCCGGCTTTTTGCAAGGCTTTCATACCTTCATCGCCATATTTCTTTTTACCAATTGCTGCTTGAAATGCACTTTCATCAAGACGAGTTTTTTCTGCGGCCCGGGCAGCAGCTTCATCAATTTTTGAAGGCATTGCTTGAACACGATTCAGGCGTTCAAAAATTTCATACATGTTGGCGTTGTCGTTATCATTCATAATATTATCTCGCAAAGGATTTTACAGTAGGCAATTTGTTTTTGCCACCAATTGGGCTGTCATCGCCCATGGGTAATTGATCAGAATATTTGGCTGGATCAGTCTTGCCACCAGCCACACTGAAGTCACTACGATAAGTGTTTTTCAACACATCGTGTTGATAAGGGTTACTGGAGTAATCCTTGCTCAAGGCTTTTTGTTCTTTGTCAGGTGCAGGGAAATCAGTGTCAGCCAAAAGATTTTTATTTTCAGCGTCAATGTCTTCGTACTCTTTGCCCATGCTGTCTGTATACTTTTGAGTATGCATGACAACGCGATTTGGATCCATCAACAGCAATTGTGCCAGTTGTTTGATCTGTGGCTCAATAGCTGGGTAGCGAAAGCTCACATCAACAAAATTCACACGCTCATTTTTAAAATTAGGAAAGTCAGTGGGCAATGGCAAGACTGGTGTAGTCTTGGCGTCACTCATTTTTTCTACATCAAATTGAGCTAGTTTGTCTCGGAGTTCTCTAAAGAACCCTGGTGGTACATCGCCACAAACTTTGATACGATAGTCGTATGTTCGTGTGCTTTCAGCCAGATATTCGCGTAGTTGTTTCATGTTAGTGTCCTATATGATATTTATTCTTTTTGTGTGTTTTGATTCTTGCCCAACACACGCTGCAGCAAATCATTACGGTTTAAGACCTGGCCAGTGGCCGTAGGCAGCGGTACCGTACCTGCGCCATCTCTGTCCATTTTTAATTTTTTGAGTTGTAAATCTATAATTTTGAGCTTCTTCATGACCTTGGCATTTTTTGCTGTGATAGCATGCCCCAACATTTGACTGGCCACTGAAAAAATTTCTGATGCAAATCTTGAATCTACTTGCATACCCAGATCCATGAGATCTTTGTAACTGTCTGTGGCTTTTTGAGCAAGATCATCCATTTCAATATCACTGGCTTCAAGTCCACGCACAGCCGGCAAGGCCGCTTCAATCTTGTCAATTTGATCCAGTGTTTCAGGCACAATGGCCATGTTATGTGATGGAGGAGTTAAAGGGTCATCTGGCTCGGGTGATCCGGAGGGTGGTAAATCAAAAAGGTCTTCAAGTTTGCGGGTCATGCCATATTTACCGCACATTGACGGGGGTGGGTTATTTGGAACCGTTCTTAAACATTTGATCTTCGGTGATCACACGAAATACCAAGCCTTGATGTTTGCACCATTTTGTCGCCGCATCCCATTTAGCATAGTTCACAACCACTGCCGCACGATCATGCTGACTTTGTTTGCTCTCAACCACACTTTGCTTTTTGGGTTTGATTTCAATGACTTCAGCGCAGACCTTGTTGTTCTTGGTGCGGTAAGTGATAAAGAAGTCAGGCACGTAGATAGTGTTCTTGCCAGTCAAAGGATTGCGATAGGGAATGTGTATGCTTTCACTGGCCCACTGCAGTATTGCATCATTGTTGTCACAGAACTGCATAAAAGCAAACTCCCAGCCTGAACGATAACGAGGAGTTGACTTACCAACATACTTGGCAGTATTCTTGGGTTGAAAATTTCCTTGTGCCCAGCGACTCATGGCAATACGTTACGAGCTGCGTAATAGTTGGGCAGTATCACGCTCTGTACGCCATACAATGTGGAGGAACTGCGAAGACCATTTAGATAATAAGCCAGCACTGCAGTGAGTTCTGGTTGGTCATAGCGTTGAATCTCTTGCAGCAAATTTAGCACACTGTCGCCACTTTCTTGTGCCACACGGAACAACGTCACTGTGAAGTTACCAGCAGCTTCGCTGCCATCAAATTGAGATTTCATATAACTGTACACTGCATCATATTCGGCCACAGGAACAACTTGATCAAACACATAAAATTCATCAAATATTCTTACTGTTTGATCTATGTTGTAATTGGGTAGATTAACCGAGGACATTAGGTGGGCCTTTTGGAGGAGTTGGGAAGAATGTGCTGTTACCTTTGTTTATCACTGCTCGAGTGGCACCGGGTAATTCTTGTTTAAGTATATCTTTGGACGCTGCCCTGGCTTCTTCGTTGACAATAGCTCGGAGGTTTTTGCCTTTGAATGTTCCGTATGCTCCTGCGGCTTTTTGTACTCCGCCTAAAATGCCAGCTAAATCACCACGCTGTAAATCATTAATAATACCAATACCAGTGTCCAACAATCCGCCCTGTCCCAGCACCGACGCAGTTGATCCTGGACGAGCAATTGGACTACGCACTGTGTCATAGCGTGATGGGTCTGCAAAATTCTTGACATTGGTGTCACTGTCCACTCGCTGCCCGAATGGGTTGGATGCGCCAGATCCAATTGCACCACTGTAATATTTCACAGTTTCGTACTTGATGGTCATCTTGTGTTCCATGGTTCCGTTGCTCTGTGCATAATCAAATTGGTCATGCTGCCATCCGGTGATAATTGGATTGATTAGAACATAACTTACAAACTTGTGTTGGTTCAATCCATAGATACGAATATCACGAAAGAACGGAGGCTTGCCAGAAGTGTCAGTACCATTGGCAGCAGCATAACCCGAAGTGTCATTGAAGCTTTCTCCAATATATCCCCAGTCATTGCCATTGCGGTTTTGCGCATAGATATCACGATTGTTGTAACTAAACCCGGCCTGCATGTTCACTGCATTGCCGTTGGTGCCTTGTGTAGATCCACCACCAGAGTAGCTTTGGCTAGGATCTTTGTAATGGTAACTGAAGTAATTGTACCACATGTTACGAATTAAATCACTACCGTCGTCGTGAAAATTAATCTGTACTGGTTGATAGTTTATTTTTGTTTGTACAAGACGCTTGCGATTGTATTGATTTAACTCTTTGACATCTATCTCATAGCTAGGCAGTTGCACATTCTTGACAACCAATCCCATGTTTGAAACATCAGTGTTGGAAAATGAACCAGTGGATCCGCCCATCTGTGGAATGTTTGTGGTGTTGATTGTAAAACTGACGTGGAAAAGATATTTGAACCTTGGGGATAATTCATATCCATTGGTTCTAAAAGTCTTGCTTGCATGTTGGAAATCCCGCAAGGAATCAATACCAGCGAATCCTTGCAGGAAGTCTTGACCAAATGACATTTATAGTTAGGCTGCCGGAGCGCCTGTTAATGCACCTGTGATTACGTCGCCTGCGATACGACCAATAGTTGCGCCAACGCCAGAACCAATTGGGGTTTGCAGTGCGTTATCAAATGACAGAGTCATTGTGATTGTAACTGCTTCACTGGTACCATAGTTCAAATCGTTATAGTTTACGCTTTTTAAGTAGCAACCATACAATTCCCAGGTTTCAAGAACCACTGGAGTAGAATTGCCGTTACCACCATCAAGGACTTCGCAACGTGTTGTAAATTTATAATCAATACCAGCTGCAGCTGAAGCCTGTTCCATGAAGTCCATTTGCTTCTGCAATTGTTCTCCCACACGCTTTTGTACATTGCCGCCGGCATCATCGCGCATTTCAACACTGAGGTCGCCCCAGCTATGCTTGCCAGCAAGTTTTAACGTACTGTTGTAGATGGGTACCATGATTTCCTCAAACGACACTTCTGGACGAGCGAAACTAATCACTTGTTTGGTAAGTTCAGTTCTTGGAGTTGAAATACCTAATCCTTCAAATACCACTCTAAAGCGGTACTTGAGTTTTGGCATCAACAGGCCCTGGGTCGACGAGCTTTGATCGCTGGCCAGTGGCACTGTCATTCTTGTTAGTGATGAAACGGCCATATGTTATCTCCTATATACAGTATTTATGGCACTTGGAACCATGCGATTCTGAGTCATTATGAATCCAATCATTTAAGCTGCTGCCTGCGCCGAAGCTACTGAACCAGCTGAGATTTCACCAGTATTCTTGATTCTCAATGGAATGTAGATGAATTCAACTGCTTTAACTGGTTCAATTGCAATGTCAACATACAACTCATTTCTGTCAATGGTTGCAGGTGTGTTATTTGACAAATCGCAAACAACCAAGTAATCATAGATACCACGTTTGGCAATCAAATCAATCATCAGGCTTTCGACCGAATTTGCAATCTCATCACGAGTGATCTGATCATTTGGCTCAAACAAGAACTGTTTACCAATCTGCTCAAGTCTGCTGCGCATGAATGCAATCAACCGTGCAACGTTGATACGATTCAATGCTGAGCTAATTGTTGTGAATGTTTTGTTACCAAAGTTAGTAATACCAACACCCGGCACAACTGTGATTGGATTAATATTATCGTTGTACAGCTCGTCACGTAGACCCTGACGTACACCAATCTGTTCAAATTCGCCAGTTGCTGCATCAATATAACCAATACGATCGGCGTTGTCAACCAATCCACGACGTATACCAGCTGGTGCCAACCATGGGAATGCCACTTCGTCATTGCGAATAAATGTACGCAACATCATGTGTGTGGCAGGCTGAACAATTGCTGATCCGCTCAAGTCTGTGGTCTGACAGCTTGGATAGAATGTTGCCATGTACTGATTGCCAATTGACAATCCATCGCCGGCCGGTATTCCTTCGCCATTGTTGTCGGTGCTCCAAGTGAGAATGTTGGTTCCTTCGGGACTCAGTCTCAGCGGTGTATCAACTAATACAAAGCCAGTATTATTGCGTTCGTTGTTGAGTGCCACCATGTTTGTTGCCAACTCAGGATACTGTGGGCAAGCAATTAACTGGAAGTCTATTTGTTCTTCACGAGCTTGTGTGCTTGTGTCAATACTACTCTTCAACGCAGCAACAATCAAGGCTCTCTGTGCCAGACGACCCATGTATGCCGATCCATCATTTCTGTTACCTGATGTAGTGACCCAAGCATTGGTCACATCGGGTAGTGTGTCGTCCGGATAGGTAGTGGCATTAAAATAGTTCACTGCAAATCGCTTGACATTGAATCCTGAGCGACGTGTGTTGAACAACAAAATACCAGTCGGATACAGTGTTGGATCTGGTGCATCTAAATCTAAATAGTTCGAAGTCAACAAACTTGTAATGGTGGGAATTGTGCCAGTGATTGGATCAGTACTACCGTTGGGTGCCCACCGTGCATCAGCAAACAACACACCGTTTTCAGTGGTTTGATCAGCATTGTTGACTTTGACCCACTGATCTTGCCCGTCTACTATTTCCCAACGATACAGCAATGGATAATTTTCTAAGTCTGATGTGTCAATCCATAGATCTCCATATACTAGCGGTGATTGCGCTGTGTCATTCTGTGTAGTAGGCGCTGTTGTAGAAAACTGTGGACCCTTGGCATTGGTCAAAGTTAAATTGTAACCACGCACGTCATTGTTGACGTTTTGATACCCTTGCCATCCACTGTTACCATTGATCATGATGTCAGCTTCGCTGGTAGTTGAATAATACCATAGACGATCATTGGCTGGGTCTTGATCTGGTGCTGAAACACTTGCAGTGTAGTCTAGTTGTACCCAATTGCTTAAAATGTATCCGCCCTGGGGTTCTTCTCTAGCATTCACTGCTTGGTCAAGACCAGCTGTTGTAATAGGACTACCAGTTTGATCTTCAACTACAATTACACCACCGGCGCTGTGGGTCATCACGATTTGACCGGTTGCGTTAAGTGAAGCACCAACATAAGGAACGTTTGCTCCACTCACGGCAGAGATAAAATCAGCCGGAGCAGTTCCTGCTAGAGTCACGGTCACGGATGTGGTCAATGCAGTGCTGTTTGGTGCACTGGCCTGAAGATTAAATGTAGTGTTGTTGATAAACACCGGATCAATTGTTTCACCAGTGGCATTCATTGCTCCACTTTCCATTCTTTCTAACAGTTGAAATGTAAAGGTGTTGTCACCGTTTACATCGTACTGAGCATAGGTAGTGCCAACTGGAATATTTTTACCGCCGCCGGTGGGGTCAAGCGTTTTGTTAGCAGTTTCGTCATTGGTATAAAGTGGGCAACTTTGAGTTACAAACACACCTAGTGTGCCGCTGAACTTTTGAACTACAAGACTGGCACCTTGGTTTACCGAAGTTATTTTATTCCAGATTGAACCAGTTGGCTTTGGCTCATCATCGCTTGTGCGCCAGCGCGGTACTTGATAATTTGGACTCTGCAAGAAACCTGGAGCATAGTATGATCCTTCAGTGATGCCTAATTGTGTTAAGGCAATACCGGTTACATTGAGAATAGTGACAATACCGCCATTGGCAGTAGAACCATCACTGGTGGCAGTGCTGTCAGCATAGATAGTCAACCGTCCATCTTCATTGACTGCGGTTACTCCAATAATGTTGGCACTGTTGATATTAGATACTACCACGCTGACTGTGTTGTTTGGTGATGCAGCCACTGTGATTGGAGTATTATTGACTGTAAACACACCGCCGGCTGTCAATGTAGTTGGTGCCACGGAGCCTTGGGCTGTTGCCCAGCTCAACTTCCATGCATCGCTGCCAATCAATACCCATTCATTTGATGAGTTTTTATAGTAAACTGGATTGTTTGCATTCAGTGCGTTGATTGCATAGTCGCCAATGGTACCCACACTTTGCAGTGGCAGAGTACTTGGAGATGTTTCAATTTGAGTAATGCTGGTCAGTACCAATGGTACTTGATTGGTAAAAACACCTGTGGTTTCATTCCACTCGAAAATACCATACAAAGAATCGTCAGTGTCAAACCAGTACGTACCAGCATCTGGTGACCCAGTTGGACGTACCAAAGTGGCAGTGAGTTCGGCCAAATCAATATCCACACGCTGAACGTATGCACGATTTGAAATTCCCAGGCATGAATAAGCTGCCATCAATCCATATTCGTTCAGCTCGTATCCATTAATTGGAGTACCAGCAGTTGTCTTGTAGAAGAAAGGTACACCAAATGTTGCAGCAAGATCTCGCTGACTGGTGATAGTATAAATTCTGTTGGCATTGACAGCCAGTGTACCTGCTGCTACGCCAGTGCCGGCGCCAGAAATTTTGTTCTGTGCAGTGGCAATAAGAATATAAGGTACAGTGTTAGTCGCTGCGGGAATATAGTTACTCTCGTCAATAACGGTAACTTGTACGCCAGGTGATGTAAGTGCCATTTGGATGGTTCCTTTTAAAGTTATGAATATTTATCGAATTCCTTTAAAACTAACAATCTACGCTGCCCTTGGCAAAGGTTCGCATTAAATAACACTATGAAACGTCCTATCTGCGCTGTGTGCAATCAAAGGTCTTGTGCGGTAAACTACCATCGTGACGAGGTGGTGCATTATCGAACACGCTGTGACAACTGTATTAGAAAAGATCGCAAGATGAAACCCCACGAGCCTCGGTGGAAAACTGGTGGTTACAAGAAAAAACCCACATGCGACTTATGTGGGTTTAAAGGCAGATATAATTCACAAACTCTGGTGTATCACCTTGATGGTGATCTCAACAATGTTGAATCTAGAAATTTAAGAACTATTTGTAGAAACTGTGTAGAAGTTGTCAAGCGGCAGGATCTATCTTGGCAACAAGGCGATCTTGCACCTGATTTTTGAGTTGATCAAACAAAGAATCAAACGTTCCGTTGTTGTCTAACTCGGCATCAAACTTGTGCCCAATCCAGGCCCATTCACTGGCATGAATTTTTAGCTTGGTGATCTGATCTTTGGCCAGAGCCCACCCTATGTGTCTGGGTCCTCGATTTATTGACAACGCATAGTCATACCAGTATGGCAACGGGCCTCGGTTAATTCTAAACACCTGCCCACCGGTATTTTGAATTGACTTGATCTCATTGGGGAAGCGAACATCACTGATCACAATGTTATCTTGTGTTTGACGTAGTTTGTTTTCTAAGCTAGCGATCCAAATATCATCGTGAAATCCCACGCGACAAACTTCAGTTCCCCAGTTCTGCAAAATCCACCGTGGGGTCAAGGCTGGCATATCTAATCGGTTGGCCCACCAATTATCCACTTGTTCGCGCCACTCTCTGCTTTGTCGAGTACGTCCTTCCAACATAGTACGATCCCACCCAAAAACTGCTGCCACTGCATCTTTGAGGCCGTTGGCAAAACTATCTCTGCGAAAGCCGTGAAAGTTAACCAAGTAGTCTGCAGCAGTGTCTTTGCCGCTGCCAATAAATCCCACTAGTCCTATGATCATATCACTGCCTTTATGTTTAGATGCCTTAGAGTTTGCTGCAAGAGATCAATCTGCCGACAACAATCATCTAACGCATGATGCGATGCCGGACGATTGTTGGTGAATGCCTGGGGAGTTGCCAGTGCTGCAGTATCCGGGCGTAACATGTATACTGTTCTAGCATCCCTTACTCGATAGTATTGCCAAGGCAACGGTTTTTTATAACTCTTGTAGGCGTGTTCAAGAATGGTCATGTCAAACGTTGGTCCATTTGCCCATATAGAATTGCTCTGCCAGATCAATTTTCCCAGTTCGTCCAGCACTTGATCTAAAGGTTTACGGTCAACTTCAGTAAATGCTTCTTCTCTGGCTTCGCTGTTCTGAGTTGACCACCATTGCAGGGTGCCATCCTCAATTTTGCGATCAAGTTGACTATCAAAATCAACCCTAGCATAGTATGATTGGTTGTAATAACCATCACCTACTGGGTCAAATGACTGTGCTGCTACGGTGAGGATCAGAGCATCCGGAGTGGTACCCAACGTTTCAATGTCAATCATTAAATGTGCCATTGAACTATTGTAACAGAGTTTTTATAATTTGTCTTGTGGAAGGTTAGCCAATCACCCAGGTCAATGGCTGTGATCCATCAATATAGTTGGCGAGTTCAAGAATCTTGGCATCCATTTGGGCTTGAGCTTCGGCTTTCATTGCTGTGCCATTTAACGTGCCGCCACCCTGTGGTCCGGCAATGGTACCAAACTTTTCACGAGCTTCACCGATGATCATCTTGCAGTTGGCCACCATGAAATCACGAATCCATTGAGAGATTTGAAAGTCTGATAACAAATGTGTTTCGGGTTTGAGATTGTAGGTCCAGAGTAAAACAACTTCGCCATCGCCTTTGGGTACACGGATTAGCTGAAGTTTTTTGGTTACTGGATTCCAGGTAAAGTTAATGAATCCGCCAAACATACGTGCTGCAAGCTCAACATATTGAGTGTAAAAATCGTAAGTTGCAAGTCCGCCACTTTGATTAAAATTCAGCAAATAAACCTGCATCTGAGCCTGGCTAAAAGGGTCAAATGACGAACTAAACGGCCCAGTGGCCAGGCCAAACGTTCTGCGAAAAATCTGTCGGACTTGTACAATTTCCTGGGGCAATGTGTAGATATTTACGTTGTTCATTAATTCCATGAAGGTGTAACTTTCTTCATAGGCCGCTTGCGCACGTTGTCGATACGTTCCAAGAGTTTTTTGATATGCTGCTTCGTAATGCTCGGCATCTAATTCAAGATCTATGATTTCTGCAGCCAGTTGCAGTTGCACATAGCTTATGAGATCTTGTTTTAAATTTTCTAAAAGCGGCTGATTTTCATTATGATTCATGTACTACTCCATTGTGGAGTATTTATCGTGCCTTCAACAGTATCAAGTTCTCAGTTCCGCGCCCGTTAAATTTAGTCTCAGTGGCTTTGATGTCTTTGAAGAGTTTGCGTGCCGCTGGTGCCCCTGCTGCTGACAGTGTTTTGAGTTGTTCGGCGGGCTTGCGCAGAGTCTTTTGTAAACTATCGTTGGTGCTGAATCCAATAATGGTGTTGTTTTTGACTGTAAAATTACCCACATGCTCGTCAGCCACCAGGTGTATGAGCTTGCGCTTTTTAGTGTCATATAACCAGGCTTCGCTTTTGTCAACCAACTGTGCAGCCGGCAAGGACTTGAGACTGAGTTCAGCAAATTCTGCCTGTAGTTTGAACTTGGCTGCACGTTTTTCTGGGGGAACTGCTTTGACTTTGCGCGGCTTGCGCTCAACTTTCTTGATCTGCACATAACTGCCGCAGTCGGCAATCACCAGCTCGGCAAATTTTACAACATTGCGCATCTGCATCTTTGAGAAGTTGCTGTATCCCTCAACCAGTTGTGCATCTTTGCCGGCCACTACTTGCTCGTATTCTTCAAGTCTGCGTTTCCACACATCAGCAACTGTATTCACCATCTGTGGGCTGATGTTCATGCCACGTATCATTGCAATGGGCTTGGTGTCAGCAGTGAGCTTTGCGCCCGCCACAACAAAGTCATCAAACATGCTGTCAATTTCTGCAGCACATTCTCTAGCACGTTCACGCAAATGATCCTGGATGTTGGGTTTTGCCACTGCTGCGTCATCAGTGACCACTGGAGATTTAACTGGACGGTGTGCATCCAACAATTGTTTGACGGCTGTAGTGAGCTGGGACTGTTCGTGTGTGGACAGAGTCAGTCCCATGGTGCTCATTCTAGCCAACCATCCAATTGTAGGGCTGATTGCTTGCTCAGGTACATTTTTCCATGCACGGGCTTCGGCTCGCTGATCGCTGCGCTCTAGCCAATCCAACAGGAATGTTTTGGCATCAGGTTTGCTACAGTAATAATTATACCAGCCGAACGCCTGTGTCAGTGCGCTTTTGCGGTCTTCTGTGGGTTGTAGATCCCAAATGGGCTCGTCTCCAGTATATTTGGTGTCTGGACCACGTGGAATAATGCGTTTGGGTGCTTTTTGAGTTGCAATCATATTAAGTCCTTTTTACTGATATAGATAATTATAGCAATTTTATGCTTTTTGGTCAACAACTAAAATTCCCATACAATAAATAGCTAATAGGACCTTATCATGCCAAGACTTAGTTTATACCGCCCAAATCGTACCAAAGATTATCAGTTTTTTGACCGTACTATTTCGGAGATGTACACCGTGGGCGGGATAGATCTCTACCTCCACAAATACATGGGACCAGTGCCTACAGCCCCTGATGATTCATCGGCAGCAAACTCTGATGCCACTTTGCCAAATTACAGTCAAAGTAATCCCTTGTTTATTGAAGATTTACTGCTGTTAGAAAATAGAGATCGTGTGTATGATCCTGATGTATACATTATGCGTGGTGTGTATCGCACACAAGACATTGATTTTGACTTGACTCAATTTGGTTTGTTTCTAAACAACGACACACTGTTTATTACTTTTCACTACAACGACATGATTGATACGTTTGGTAGGAAGTTGATGAATGGCGATGTGTTGGAAATTCCCAACTTAAAAGACTATCATCCGTTGAGTCAAGCCATACCCAAGGCCTTGCCTAAATTTTATGTTATCCAGGATGCCAGTTTTGCCAGCGAAGGCTTTAGTCAGACTTGGTTGCCACACCTATGGAGAATCAAAGCCACTCCCATGGTCAATGCACAAGAATATCAGTCAATTCTACAGCAGCCATTTGAACCTGACAATATCTGGGACAACGGAAACTTTTATCCCACCGGCAGCATTGTCAACGCCGACAACAAATACTATGTGGCAATTAAAAATATTCCACCTGGAACACCAATCACTAATACATTTTATTGGATTGAGAAGACTGATCCAAATACCATTGCCGATAGTGCAAGTACAAGAAATAAAGATCTTGAAATCAATGATGCTATCTTGATACAAGCCGAAGCCGAAGTTCCACTGTCGGGCTACGACACTGTTAAGTTTTATATTTTACCAACAAACACCGACGGGTCACCGGCTGATCCAAGCACCTACACTTCTGATGACACCGCACCAGATGCAAGTCGCACTGTCACTAACGAGAATACCACTCCTCGTGCAGATGGTTATACCGCAGGATATCTAACTGGCGATGGTGTTGCGCCAAATGGATTGCCTGTGACTCCGGGGGTTGCTTTCCCGTTACAAGCTCAACTTGGCGAATACTGCCTACGATTGGATTATTTCCCAAATAGATTGTTCCGTTTCAATGGCGCACGTTGGATCAAGATCGAAGAAGTGGTTCGTACACAGCTTACTCCTGGCTCAGAAAATAATACTTTGCGCTCGTCGTTTGTCAACAATACATACACTACATCATCTGATGATCTTGGGAACATCCCTAGTCGTCAGAGTCTTAGTCGCGCACTTAAACCGCTGGCAGACAATGGCGATCAAGGTGGCGACAAACCAAGAAAGCCGTACCCGGATACACAACCTGGACAGAAATCAAGTTAAACTATGCAAAGTTTCTTTTATGATGGTCAAATCCGCAGATTCTTGCTGCAGTTCACAAGAGTCTTTTCAAACTTTCAAGTTGAGTTTGGACAGAACCAAGCTGGTGTGTCGCCACCTGACACCCTAGTACGTGTTCCGGTGCGATACGGCGATGCTAGTCGCAATGCGCAAATCATTATTCAACAGAACTCTAGCAACTCAATGCCCTCAACTCCGTTGATGACATTTTATATTGTGAACTTAGACTATGACCGTGGACGCATTCAAGAGCCAACATTTGTGGACAAGATCAATGTACGGCAACGTTATTTTGATCGAGACACTGATACTTACGAAGTCACACAGGCCAATGCATTTACCATTGAACGTCTGATGCCTGTGCCTTACAAGCTCACATTAAATCTTGATATTTGGACATCTAATACCAATCAAAAAATGCAGTTGCTTGAGCAGATTCTAACACTGTTCAATCCCAGTCTGGAAATACAAAGCACAGACAACTACATTGACTGGACCAGTCTAAGTGTGGTAGAACTTGAATCAGTAAACTGGAGTAGTCGTACTATTCCAAGTGGCACAGATGATCAAATTGATGTATGTACATTGCGCTTTGGATTGCCAATTTGGATTAGTGCTCCGGCTAAGATCAAGAAGTTAGGCGTGGTAGAACGTATTATTGCCAGCATTTACGACTCACAGGGCGATGCCAGCAATTCCATCATTGAAAGCGATTTATTACTAGGCACTCGCATTAAAGTTACACCTTATAATTATCAGGTATTGTTATTAAACGGGCAATTACAAATTTTGCAGCCGCAAGATGTCATCAGCGAACCCATAACAAGTCTCACACCACCGGATTCGCCAGTGCTAGATCAATTGGTATGGCCAAGTGTGATTGAACTGTATGGAGCATTGCGTCCAGGTATCAGTTATATCACGTTAGACAATCCCTGGGAACCTGACACACAGATTGTTGGTACAGTGGCTATTAATCCTGCTGATGATAGATTTCTGCTATTCAGTGTAGACACAAGCACTGTACCTGCCAATACACTAGCACCAGTTGATGCTGTGGTGAACCCGTTGTTGAGTGCGCCTGGCGATGGGTTAGACTCTAGTTTAACTGGTCAAAGATATTTGTTCACTGAGTCAACTGGCGATGTTAGTAATTCCGCGCAGGTATACAACCCTGAAGAAAGTGCATACTACACAGTTGATACGAACCCAACCGCCTGGCGCGGAGTCACCGGTCAGCCTCTTATTGCACATGCCAATGACATAGTGGAGTTTGATGGACAAAGATGGATAGTTGCATTCAACTCACAATCACAAGGCGATGACATACAGTACGTAACAAATGTCATAACAGGTATACAATACAAATGGATTCCTGTATTGGTAGATCAATCTGATATACCCAATGGTCAGTGGGTAAAAAGTTACGATGGATTGTATCTTGGAGGAGCATGGAATCTTATATTGTAAACGCAGTTGGTATTTGGTTTTTTAGTCGTACCTCGCGCAGATATCTTTACCTTCTTAGAAATGACACTCGGCATCCTGATTCCTGGGGCCTGCCTGGTGGTAAATGTGATCGCAATGAAAGCCTATTAGATGGAATACTGCGAGAGTGTCAGGAAGAACTTGGAATGAGTTTTGCGTCTAGTAGATTTTTACCCATAGAAAAATTCACCGGTGTTGAAGGAACATTTGTGTACAATACATTCTTCTGTGTAGTGGATCAAGAATTTCTTCCTATATTAAATAACGAGCATCAAGGCTATGCTTGGATTGACTCTGGGGTCTGGCCAAGACCCATGCATCCGGGTCTTTGGAATACTGTCAATTTAGATACAGTGCAACAGAAAATTCAATTGATTGAACAAGGATTATAGTCGTCCAACAACGATATTAATCACACCAGACTCGCCACTAAACTCTTCAAGCGATTTGCCAATTACCATTCCCACTGATGGAGTAGCGCAGGCCATAGCAATACCATTCCCAGCCGACACCATCATGTCACCTTTTTGAATGTTACCTGTGACTCGAGCTGGGACCTTGCCCGTCAATGCAATTGGTAAAACAAATTCACCTTGTTGCCCAGTATTCATCAAGTAGCTAGGAGCAGTACTGACAACTCCGGCCACTCTGATATCACATGGGATTTCAGCCATAGTAATCTCATTAGTTCCACCAAAGCTGACCACTGTGCCTGGCTGGTAAATGGCATCTGACACATACATTTCTGCCAAGTCAGCGTACTGTGCTGAAGTTGATTTGGCAAAGATTGTATTAAAGTATACAGTCGAGCTACCAATGTTGCCCACTGCATTAGATCCGCCATTTATAATAGCAGTAGCAGCATTGCCTGAATTAACAGTTAAACTACCAGCAGTAATTAAATTACCAGCTGTAACGGTGGCAGTGCTGGTGATAGCAGCAGTGATACTGATCACACCATTGCCGCTGATTGCGCAATTACCTAGAGTTTTATTGAGTAAAGTCTGTGTATTGGTCACGCCAACCATTGAAAATCCGCCTGCATTTGATCCATTGTGGACCCGCATAATGTTGAGGTCAGTGTCGACTGAGAGCTCACCGGCGGCGCCGGTAAAGGCGTCGTTTTGAGCTGTTGATCCTCGTCTAAATTGTACTTGAGTTGCCATGTTTTTTACCTATCTTTATCTATTTATTGGATTAGTATCTACCAACTAATATCCAAATTTCCCCAGTGTCACCATCAAAATCTTCAAGTGACTTACCAAATACGCATCCAACTTGATACAGTGCCGAATCTAACACCTGTGCATATCCTGGCATATCGCTACTTACCAACAGGTCGCCGCGTTTTACTGAATCTTTTATCAGACATCTAACTTTTCCGGTCAACGCCAACGGTTGCCCATCAACTCCAGTGTTCATTAGATAGGCTGGTTTATCACTTATCACACCCACTACTTTAGAATCATGTGACATTGTGCTTTGAGTCAGCTGTTTGATGCCGCCAATTATCATCACAGTGCCTGGTTGATACTCAACATCGGTATCATACACCTCAGCCAAGTCAGCGTACTGTGCTGAAGTTGATTTGGCAAATACTGTGTTAAAATACTTTGACGAACTACCAATGTTGCCCACTGCATTAGATCCGCCATTTATAATAGCAGTAGCAGCATTGCCTGAATTAACAGTTAAACTACCAGCAGTAATTAAATTACCACCTGTTATGTTGCCGGTGACAGCCTGGGTGCCGGTGACTGTGGCATTACCACCAACATATAGATTTGAGGTATTAGTATTCCAAGTGAAGTTTTCAGCCCCACCAAAATTTTGATTATTAACATTGAATTGGATGGTGCCATTACCCCCACCTGGACTGGTTTGAATAATTACTCCTAGGTCATATGCATCGACAACTCCTGCACTTACTAATCCATTGTCATAATTTGGTGCAGTAGTTCCGTCTGTAATAAGTCCACAATCGCCGCCTTTGCCAAATAGAGTTCCATCATTGGTACTTCCTGTAACTGTTATTGTCAGCACATTTGTTGTGGCATTGCCTGCCATTGTAATACCATTGCCGGCCCGTGGGGACAAGATACCAGAACTGTTTGATGCCGTCAGTGTTGCATTGCCAGCTGCATTACCAGTTGTATTTCCTTGTACCTCTAGTTGATAGTAAACTGAGGACAATGATGCAATACCAGATAGATAATATCCATTTCCAAGAATATTGCCACCTGAAACATTGCCAGTTGCACTTATTAATCCTGCAGTGATTATATTGCCACCTGAAACATTGCCAGTGGCAGTGATATTACCTGTGGCATTGACCGTAGTTGCTGCCAATGTGCCCACAACAAAGTTACCATAGCTGTTGACTGTGACTACTTCGCTGGTGATGCTGACGTCTATAGCAGCGATTAAGTTGCCAGCTGAATTATCATAGCCAATAAATGAAGACTTTTCACTGCCTGAATAATACCAAAGTTGTTCACCACGATCTTTGCTGTCATTTGTAACCAGTGGAGCATTGTTTGCGCCACGTCCAATACCTATAATTGGATCTTGTATGTTTAAATTAGTGACATTAACATAATTTGTATTACCGTTGACAGTTAAGTTGCCAGAAATTAATCCGTCGCCAGTTACAGCCAAAGTGCCAATATTGGCAATACCAGTTGTGGTTAAATTACCACCTGTGACATTGGCAGTTGCTGATAGTGTGCCAACATTGGCCGTACCAGTAGTGGTTAAGTTCCCACCTGTGATGTTACCAGTGGCTGTGATCAGTCCCGCGGTGGTGATATTACCACCAGTGATATTACCTGTGACATTTGCCAATCCAGCGGTTATTAAGTTACCACCAGTGATATTACCTGTGACATTTGCCAATCCAGCGGTTATTAAGTTACCACCGGTGACATTGGCAGTGGCTGTGATATTGCCTGTGGCTGTGATCAATCCTGCAGTGGTGATGTTACCACCGGTGATATTACCAGTAGAATCAAATGTGCCAGCAACGTTTGTACCAGTACCTGTTACTACTAGGACATTAGCGATGCCACCAACATTGGTATTGACATTGCCATTGGCAACTAGAATGCTGACACTTGATGTTCCGTTGGCAATACTATTACCAACAGCAGAAGCTATACCAGTAAGTTGTGATCCATTGCCAAGGAAATAACTTGCGCCAACGTTGCCAGCGACCCCAAGATTGCCAGTGACATTGCCACTGCCTGTAACAGACAGTGTGCCAACATTGGCCGTACCTATGGTGGTTAAGTTACCACCAGTGATATTACCTGTGACATTTGCCAATCCAGCGGTTATTAAGTTACCACCAGTGATATTACCTGTGATATTTGCCAATCCAGCGGTTATTAAGTTACCACCAGTGATATTGCCTGTGGCAGTCAATGAGCTCAATGTGCCAACCGAAGTAATATTAGGCTGCGCAGTATCAGTGACTGTGTTGGCAGTGGCAGCCAATCCACTGATACTAATAGAATAGGTACCAGTAAGTCTACCACTGGGCACTGTACCTGATGTCAGACTTGTTGCATTGGCATTGCCAAGAAAGTAGTTTGCACTGACATTGCTGCTGACATCAAGATTACCAGTGACGTTTGCTCCTGCAGAAGTAATGACAAACACATTGGCAGTGCCACCAACACTGGCACTGATGTTGCCATTGGCTACTGAGATGCTGATGTTCGAAGTGCCATTATTGATGTTAGCAACTGATGTGATAACACCTGTTAGGCAAGCACCATTGCCAAGAAAGTAGTTTGCACTGACGTTGCTGCTGACATCAAGATTACCAGTGACGTTTGCTCCTGTGGAAGCAATAACAAATATGTTGGAAGTGCCACCAACACTGGCACTGATGTTGCCATTGGC